TCACCGAATATCTATATGAACTTCTTTATCTAAGCTTTTAGCAATTTTAATAAGGAAGTCTAACGATGGATTGTAAGATCCACTTTCAAGCCTTGAAATATTAGATTTTCTGGTTCCAGCTCTTTTTGCCAATTCTTCTTGAGTCATTTTCATGCTTTTTCTTGCTTCGATAATCTGAGAAATCAATTCATATCTTGGTTGTAATTTGTTATACTCTTCTTCAAATTCAGCATCTTCCATAAATTCGGTCTTAATATCTTCAAATTTTACTCCAGCAGATTTCGTTTTCACATTCACTTTACTCATCATTACACCTTCTTTCATAATCTTCTTTATGTTTTCTTGCTCTATCAAGTTCCCTCGAAGGAGTCTTATTAGTTTTTTTCACAAAACCATGGAGCAAGATAAATCTACTACCAGTATATGCAAAATAGAATACTCTAGCTATATCCGTAGAGAACTTAACTCGCAATTCATAAATTCCTTTATTATCTTTCCCTTTAATTGATTTTGTATGCGGTTCTCTCAGGTCAAGTCCATGATCTTTTAAAAGTTCAATTTCTCGAAAAGTCTTAGCTCTTAGTTTAACAGGTAAGGATTCTAGGAAGTCTTTCACTGGAACTTCGCCATTTTCTTTTTGATAAAATTCAACGTCGTGTGCCAACCTAGTTCCCCCCTCTGCTAATACTTCCTTCGATTACATGTTATCATATACGATAACTTTATGCAATAAAAACTTTGTGTGAGCAATAAGAGGGTATGAAAAGAGACACCATATTTCGGTGTCAGTGTAATTTAACTTTTTGATTTTTAATGTAACAATCTTACAGTTACATTTTAAGTCTTTGATGTTACATTACCTATAGTCTGAAAATGACATACATGCAAATCTAAAGCTTATTATTAGCACCAATGTCAAACCTTATCCTTGTCATACTTGTTCGTATATACTCATTTATTTACGAACGAATATGACATCTACAACCACGCTGGAATCACATCATCAATGAAATATTCCATTCTCGGTTTTGAGATACCAATAAACTGTTTGTGACATTCCCAAAGGTCCATGAGGTATCCGATAGGCATCAGCCACACCTCGTCTTCTTTTCGGTTAAGATGGGCTGTGCCATAGTAGATCAGTCGGGTAAAGAGTTCTTCGTCACTTACCCGACCACCTCGTTTTTTGAGGGTTCACTCTCCACGTTTCTCTTGGTTCCCTTCATCATACTGGCCATGATGGCATTCTTGTACTCAGCCAGATCAAAGGGAGTGGTGAGAAGCTCCACTTCCTCTTCGGTGAGGAGTTCTTTCTTCTCATCCTTATTCCTGATGTTATGGATTAGAATAGACTGGTTCGCCAGAAGTGTAATCAGCCACACGATCTCATCCAGTGCCATCTCGAAGTTCTCGGTCTTCATCAGCTTGGCCCCTAAGTTCTCAAGCCCACCATAGCGTCCGGCAATCGCCTTTGTCGCTTTTGTTGTTAGGATCAGTTTGAAGTCAGTACCACCGATGTTTATTGTCGTGCTTCTCTCTTCTGATACCTCATCTACTTTTATTTTCTCATCTGCCATTACTATTTACCTCCCATTAAGATACCGTCACTGTAGCTACGGTTGTCGTTACATCACTGGCACCAACAAGGCTGAGAACACAGTAATAGTAATAGGTATCCGCCAGAAGATCCGTTGGAATATCAAAGCTTGCCGATGTCTCTCCGTTAATAGCAGTGCCTCCTGTTGTACTATCGATAGTGTTCTCATACCACTGGTATGTTACCGGATCGCTGGTGTTGGACTCAGCTACCACAGAAAGGCTTCCTGTAATACTACCGGCTGTTACTTCCGTCAGTCCTGCAGGTTGAGTTGTGATGGTAATGGTCGGTGTCACTGCTGTGAAGTCCGGTTCATAAACAGATGTGAACCAGTTTGAGATTGTAGAAGCTGAAACTCCTGTATCTCCTTCAGTGACTTCTGCTTTCCAAGGATGCTTGTTTTCTCCGTCCAGTTTATTTCTCCTAAACACAGTACCTTCTATGGTGGGACTGCTAAATGTAATGGAGTCACCCTTAGTTGCAAGGGTGGTGGCAGGAACTGAGAAAATAACTCTATAAAGCCAAAAGTATCGATACTTTCCATTGGCTTTCTTGGCACGAAACCCAACTGCCACCGGACTTCCCCCATCTTCACTTCTTGAAACAACAACATTGTTGCTGTCGATTTTACATCCAGTCAAATCCTGTGCCACCAAAGATCCGATATCATCGATTCCAAGTGTCAGTGCGCCACTTTTGAATTCCTTCACAACTTCTGATGCACCATCATCTGCATAAAGAATCGCTTCAATCAGCTCCACACTTAGCTCCGCTGTCATGGCTTTAGCCAGGACCTTTGGTGTTCCATAGGTTTCGATGCCATTTTGGTCTTCTGTTATCTTGGCATAATATAGACTATCCAATCCGATTGTTGCCATGTCTATTCCTCCTTCAAAATCGCTGAATCTGTTTCAGCTAAAAATTCACTTCATATTCTCTCGCCACATCAATGGCGAAGTGGTGAAAACCGGTATCTTCTTCGTATCCGAGATACCTTCTGTCCGTTATAATAAAGCCTGCTCCTAGTAGTGCTTTTACCACTTCATTTTTTCTCGCCTGATAGTTGCCCTTAGAAAATAAGGAGAGGCGAACTTCCTGTAGTTCTGCTCCTGGCAGATCGTCAGCATAATGATCGAAGATATCACTCATAGGGATAAGGACCAGATATTCATCCGGCGCCTTTTTACTGAACACACCTGTTTCAATGGGAATCCCCAAAGGCTCAAGGACCTCGCCTATATCTTTCAAAATACTGTTATACATTTCGCTCGCCCTCCTTATCTTTAGATTTTGCTAATCTCTTCATCCAGCTTTCTTTTCATTGTCTCAATACAGGCATTACGGCTGGCTGTTTTTGCCGGTTTCAAAAATGGCTTGGCCGGTTGACCGGACTTTCCATACTCTAGAATGTTTGCAAGCTTGGCGTTTGATTCACCATCACTTCTAGGTTCATCAAATCCCACCTTCACATCGTAGTCCCCATTGCGATTAATTCCAGCTGGGGAAACCCCAAGGGCATCGATCAGCTCTCCAGTTGATCTTGAAGGCAGCTTTGTACCATTTCCTATAACTGCCTGAAGGTTTGACTTCACTTTGGCTTTCACCACTTCGCCACCTTCTTTTAGGACTTTGGGAATGATTTCATCGGTCTTCTCTGCCAAGGTAGATACCTTTAACAAAAAATCTTCAGGTAGCTTGTAGGTTGCTCGTGCCATGAAATCACCTCCTAGTCCTTCGTGGCTTCAATTTTTTCTGCTGCTACTTCTAAATAAAATCCCATAATAACCTCAACGCTTAAGATTCGGTACTCACCGGTATCACAGCGAATCATCATGCCAGGTTCAATCACCGCATCAGGAATCCTTCTAAACTGAAAGGTAGCATTAGCCTTGGTGTAGGCGGCCATATTGGCCCACTTTCTTGAACCGTGTCTTTCATCTCTGTATGCACGAACACTGGCGATGATCTCTTCTCCCTTAGAAGAGAATCCTTCATCGTCCTTGATGGGAATCGTATCGATGATGTCGATTCGGGTGTTCATCTTCCCAAAGCTCATACCCTTCACCTGCCTTTACTGCCTTCTCCTCATAACCATGACTGCGATCCTTTCGTCTGCCTTTTCGGTAGCATCTTTTCTGACGTTTTCTTCTTTTCTTCACCCATAGTCGTTTCATCAGACCTGCCACTCCTTTCCCATGCGTAGAAGTAGATGTACTGTCTTCCACACCTGTTCTGAAGCACTGACATTGTCATTAAAGAAACCACCGGTGGAGCCATCACGACTCTCATAAAAATGAGAAGCCAGCATAATGACCCCTTGCTCGGTGGTCGGTGACATGGTATTTTCCGTGTAGAAGCCCGTCCCTAGATGCTGATAACCTTCGGCATAGCTGATGGCAGCAGTAATGAACCCTTCTAGCAAGGCATCATCCTCATTATGGGTTACAATGAGATTTTGTTTTACCTTCTCAAGAAGCGTCATCTAGCATCACTCGCTTTCCATGAGGCCAGCGGTTTTAAGCTTTAAAAGTAAGGCATTGAAATCAGCCACTAGGTCCGCCACATCCACAGCAGTACTATCTGCTTGAAGCGCTGCAGGTTTCAACTCTGTACCGTTAAAGGTGACTTTTCCTTCTGCCGTTACGGCAAGTTCTCCTCCAATGACGGTCTTCTCGCCATCCTGCTCAGTATAGTTTTTCGTGTTATATCCCATGGTTTTCCCTCCTTATCAAAGTGAAAGGAAGGCAGTAACTAAGACCACCTTCCCATTAAATTACTTAGGCCTTTTGCTGAAGGACCTTGATGGCTTCAGGAAGGATCAACTTCGCATCCAGTCTCTGAGATGCAAGGAATCCGACCTGACCATTTGCTGCATAGAGTTCGTTCAGACGTTTGAAGGTTCTACCCTGACGATCAGCAATCCAGTAGTACTTAAAGTCTCCAAAGAGAATGGTTTTCTCACCGGCTGCAGCTGTAGGCATATACTGAGAAGTAACCACCGGACGATTCAGAATCGTATCTGGTGTTCCCGCCTGAACAGATGGCTGCCACAAGTACTGACCCTGACCATCTTTAAGCTTTCTGATGGCTTTGATGGTCGCATCATTCACTAGGAAGGTCGCGTTCTTTCTGTAAGCCGACTTCAAGCTGTGGTAAAGGTCTAGCACCTCATCAATGGTGATAGCTGTTGCACTTGCGGCAGTTACACCAAGGCTCGCTCCACCAGTTGCATGAAGAAGTCCTGTAGGTTTGCTGCTTCCATTACCAGTGAGGAAGCTTTCCTCCTCTGCGGCACCGATTCGTCTTGCAAACTCAGTTGCAATGTAGGCTTCAAGGTCGAAGTAGCTGTCATTGAGAAGCTCATCAGAAACCTTCAGCATGGTACCAAGTTTGTATGCCGACAAGGTCACCTGCGTGAAGGCATCATCACTTTCAGTGAAGGCTGCTTCTTCGTCCATCCATGCAGCGGATCCATGACTTGCTACAACAGGAATCTTTCTGTCACCGTAACTGGTCGTAATCACGTTACACAGATTTCTAAGAACATTCGCCTCTTCAAGTGCCTGAATCAGCTGGTTCTCATACTCATCCGGTACAAGGAAACCACCTTCTGAATCAGTACCAATCTGAAGTGCATTGTGTACAGCAGGATTCATCTTGTTTCTCATGGCACCCCAAAAGGCACTCTTATAGGCATCAGATGCTCTGCCAGTTTTTTCTTCGGTCATCTTATCAGGTCTGGATGCAAGCGGTTTACTAAGGACAGCTGAAAGCTCTCTGTCCATCATCTCTTGACGCTCAAGGCGCTCGATTTCCTTTCCAAGGCTGACCACTTCATCTTCCATCTTTTCATAGACGGCATTGTCCTCAGGTTTGATTAGACCGTTCTCCTGACGATGTTCATCAAGGAATGTCTTAGCCTGCTCCCAAACCTTGGCACGTTTCTCTCTTAGTTCTTGGATTTTACTCATATTCATTACCTCCAATTTTTAATCAGCTCCAGCCGTCTTTCCAGCTGGGCAATAGGGATCTGGTTTACTGAATGGGCAGGAGCCTTCAAATCGTCTTCACCTTGTGGTGCGGGTTCTACACTCTTTTCTGGCTCCTTCGTTCTAGCGTCATCATCATGTGCTTTTAGGTATTTCATCCTCGCCTGAATGCCAGGGAGTTTGTTCCTTAGAGCATTTGTCACTGTCATCTGGTCAAAGATAAAGCCACCGGAACCTTCATCTACCGGATCTGATTCATAGAGAATCTTGTCGGCAAACTTCAGCTCGATGGCCTTATGGGCACTCATCCAGGTTTCAGCGTCCATCATGTGTGAGATTTTCGCTCTGGAAAGACCCGTCTTTGTCTGATAAGCATTGATAATACTCTCTTTTACTTCACTGAGTAGGTTAATCCCCACCTGCAGATCTGCCACTTCACCAGCAATAAGCATGGCTGGGTTATGGATCATGATTACTGACAATGGAGATACACATACCTCATCTCCCGCCATGGCAATGACAGAAGCGGCACTGGCTGCAAGTCCATCTATATGGACACTGACCTTGCCGGGATATTCTTTGAGCATGTTGTAAATCTGCGCTGCTGCGAAGGTGTCTCCACCCGGTGAGTGTATCTTTACAACAATGTCATCTGCTTTAGATCCACTATCATAAAGCTCCGTCTTAAACTGTTTAGGGGTGATGTCATCGTCAAACCAAGAAGACTCTGCAATGTACCCTTCAAGGTGCAAGGTTCTCACTGTAGGCTCCTCGGCTTCATTCACCACCCATCTCCAAAATTTATCCATCTAATCGACCTCCTTTCGGGCATGAAAAAGCACTCCTCGATTTTGAGAAATGCTGTTGATACATCGTATTAAGTTTGTAGTTGTCCACAGAAATGGACCAAGTTATACACTTATCATCAAGGCTCATCACCACCAGACTCATCCATGGCTTTCTTTGCATAGGCCCCTGCCATCTTAAGGGGTAGCATGTTGCCATTCACAAGATACAGGTCTCCACCATCTTCTTCAGAAATCGGGTCCATGTTCTCCATCCTCCTCACATCATTAACGGAGAAGAAACCATTTTGAATTCCGATGGCGTATCCATCCATCCTGGATTTATAATCCCCTCGCATAAGTGCCGATGCATTGAAGGACACAAAGCACTGACCTTTCTCTTTCTCAAGAAAGAGCTTCTTGTTCATGGCCTGCTCTATTCGGACCAACCATGGCCTAATGGTATGGACTACAAAGCTGATGGACTGGTTCTCGATGTTACTGAATGAACTCTTGCTGAGATCCGCCACCATATGGGGTGGCACCTGAAAGATTCTACAGATTTCCTCAATCTGAAACTTCCTCGTCTCAAGAAACTGAGCATCGGAGTTTGGCATGCTGATGGCTTGGTACTGAAGACCGTCTTCAAGGACCGCCACCTTGTTGCTGTTTCCGCTTCCTCCATAGGCTGCCTGCCAGGCATCCCTCACCTTGGATGGATCCTTGATGGTTCCTGAAGTTGAAAGAATACCACTTGGTGTAGCGTTGTTGGCAAAGAACCTACCGCCATATTCTTCAGCGGCTATATTCAGTCCGATGGCATTTTTCGCAAGGGCCACCGGTGAATAGCCCATGACACCATCAAAACCAAGTCCCGGTACATGAAGCACATCTTCTGGTCCTAGATAATGGGTGGTGGTGTCCTTCCTGTAAGCATAGTAAAGATTCCCATTCTTATCTCGATCCACCGTCATCTTGTCAGGAAGCAGGGGATACAGATGCACCACTTCCCCTTTGCCATTTCGAATGATCTGGCAGTAGGCATTCCCCCAAAGAAGAAGGTGAGTCATTATGGTCTCCCTCAAAGTGAAGGATGTCATCTCTGGGTTTGGTTCATCATGTAACATCCGGTATAGCGGGTGGGTGTACATCTTTTCTTTACCATCCCCTTGATACCTGTAAGTGTGAAGGGGTAATGATGCCACCGTCTCTGCAATGATTCGCACACAGGCAAAGACTGCTGTGGTCTGCATGGAACTTCGCTCATTGACTATTTTCCCAGAGATACTTTGCCCCATATAAAAGTTCGGTGCACTGCTGACACTATCTGTAGGTTCTGCCCTGGCCTTAAAGAGCCATTTAAAAAAGTTCGCCATAATTGTTGTTCACCCCCTTCTATCCTAAAACGATCATGTCCCGTTCATCATAAATGGATCCATCATCATCTGGTGGATTCACCGTTGCTCTGGCCAGACCCATGATCAGTGCCACGATACCATCGATCTTTTCAGATGATTTTTCCTTGTCCACCTTGATGTTTCCAGCCGGGTCCGTTCTGACCACAATGTTATCTGCCATCCACCGAAGGACCGGATGCCCGCCATGGGCAATCTGTTTACTTAAAGTAAGGCGCATCAGATCCTTTGTAGGTGGGGACATATCCTTAAACCCCTGACCAAAAGGTACCACGGTAAAACCCATACCCTCTAGGTTCTGACTCATCTGTGTGGCACCCCACCGGTCATAGACGATTTCTCTGATGTTGTATTTCTCACCGAGGCGCTCGATGAACTTTTCGATGAATCCATAATGGACTACGTTTCCTTCTGTGAGATTGAGAAGTCCCTGTCTGTGCCAGATGTCGTACGGAACGCTGTCTCTCTTCACCCGCTGATGAAGGGTCTCCTCCGGAAGCCAGAAGTAAGGGAGCACCTGAAACTTATCTCCCTCTTCTAACGGTGGAAACACTAAAACAAAAGCAGTGATGTCACTGGTGGATGACAGGTCAAGACCTCCATAACAGACTCGCCCTTTTAGCTCTTCCGGGTCTACAGTGAAATTACAAAGGTCCCACTTATCCATGGGCATCCATTTGATTTCCTGTTTTAACCACATGTTCAGCCTTAGCTGTTTAAACAAGGCGAGATCTGCCGGATCGTCTTTGACTTGATTGTAGTGCTCCCTGACCCTCTCTATAGAAATAGTATGGCCAAGACTTGGATTGGCCTTATGCCAGTTGTTTTCATCTTCAATATCTGCATCGTCCTCTAGCCCATAAATGATGGCAAGAAATGTCGGATCTATTCTTTTTCCTTCCAATATGTCTTTGGCCTTTTGATGCATCTCCCATCCATAGCCAGAGAGTTGATTCCCTGCGGTGGTGAGGTATAAAAAGAGCGGCTGGGTTCTCGCATCCCCTGAACCGGTGGTTAGCATCTTGGCAAGATCGGGATTCGGGTAGGTCCAAATCTCATCGAGGATAACGCAAGAAGCATTGATACCGGACTTTGATTTAACATCGGAACTAAGTACCTGATAGAAGCTTCCTGTCTTTGGATAGACGATTCGCTTGGTAGACCTTACCAGATTCGTCACTTTTGAAAGAGTAGGATTTCCTTCCACGAAGTTCATACTGGTGTTAAAAATGATGCTGGCCTGTTGCCTGTCACAAGCGGCTACATACACTTCTGCATTAGGTTCCCCATCAGCAAGAAGCATATATAATGCAATGGCTGCGCCCAACTCCGACTTGCCATTTTTCTTTCCAATCTCCACATAGGCTGTTCTATATTGTCTTGTACCATCTTCTCTTAATGTTCCAAAGAGACGCTTCACCAGATCCTTCTCCCAAGGGAGTAACTTAAAAGGCTGACCGGCCCATCTGCCTTTGGTCAGCTTCAGTTGTTCGATAAAGTTTATGGCGTGATTCGCATGAGCTTCACTAAATGGCATAGGCGTCTCCTCCTTTCAAATTAGTCGTCCTTACTCTTTTTTAGAATGTCCTCAGCCTTCGGTACATTTGAAAGCAGCTCTTCCATGGCATCGCCCTCGATGGTGTTCCCACTGTTATTAATATTCAGTCTGCTTCGGGCCGATGGACTAAGCCCAAGTTCTGAACAGAAGTTTCTCATCTGCTTAAGGTTTTGCTGGGCAATGGACACTTGAGGAATCTGCTGAATGTATCCTGAAGCGGTCTTTAGAATGGATCCATGCTTTGAGATGAATTCCTCTGCTTCCTTCCATCTGGCATAGGCCTGACAGTACCCGGCAAAGGCGGCCATATCCACTTGAGTCAGTAGCCCCATGGCTTCCAATTCTTTTGATAGTCTTCTCCATTCTTTCTTGGCATCCGGTTCCAGCCATGACGGGCACTTGGGTGCTATCTGTTTCGGTTTCGGTTCGTTCTTATTCAGTGGTCTCTTTCCAGGGTTGCCTTCCAGCTCTTTGACCGCTGTAGGTTTTGGTGGTCTTCCTCTACCTGCCATAACTTTCACCTCCTTCATTTACTGCAAAGAAAAAGAGCCAATTTCAGGCTCCAAATGTTATTAATTCACTTTGTTTATGTCGACTTTAATCTCTTCAACTCGCCAATCCGTAAAGCTTTTGAACCATTCCTTTGAAAACTTCTCTGCCATCTCTTCGGTGTCCCAGTAGCAGGCCTTATCAAAATCAAAGGTCCATTTTGGGTGGCCATCCCACATGCTGAGGTATAGCTTGTTACCCACTTTCGTTTGCATCGTTACAGTGTAGAAAATCTCCATTCCTTTCGCCTCCTTCGTTTTGGTATATACATATATCACTCTGAAGGAGGGATTAGTCAAGGATTACTTCCCACGGATTCCTTTATAGTTGAAGTTCCCTTTTCGAATCTCTTCATGATCCGCTTTTACTGCTCTTTTGTATTCAGGGTCTTTGGTTTCTTTATTCTTGCAGCTCATGCAGATACATTGGTCATTAAACATGGACATGATTCGTCCACCTTCTAAACTACCGCCGCACCGATCACAAGTTTTTTGACTAAAAAATCGATCCATCCCTCGCACCTCCTACTCCGCATCCACATACTCCATCAACATAGCCAGTGCCTCATCATAGCTCTTGGCTTCAGTAGTTATTCGCTTAACCATCTCATCTGCCTTTTCAGGCTCCCCAGCTTCCTTTAGAGTTCGTGATACAATCCCCATGAGATTGAAAATGTTCCCGTTTTCCCCAATGAGTCTGCATTTAGGTTTCATCGGTTTCATCCACCTTTCTAAAAGCACCGCTACCCTCTAGGTGCTTAAGTAGTGTCTTTCTGGTTTCCTTGTACTTTGGACCATTCATTCCAATGCGGATCAGCCAGGTTCTGAGTGCATACTTCGGGTTGTCATCTTGAGCCTGTTTGTAGGATGCGCGGTTTAAGGTTCTTCCGTATCTAGCAATAAGTACACATAAATCCTGAAATGCCTTGATTCTCTCTGGATTTAAATTTGAGCTGTAAAGTTTGAAGGTGAATGTCTTCTCATCAAAATCAATCTGAAATCCAGGACACCTGTTTGTCCCGAGTTCTTCAAAGGCTTCTTTAAGTCCCTCTAAATCATTAATCTCTGGCTTGTTTAGGTCTTCAGCAAACCCGTCATCTATGAAGGCTTCCTCTGTTTCAAAAGCCATCATAATAAGTCGCTGCTTACTGTAAAGCATGTTGATGATATTCTTCAGGCTATCAGCTGTGTGCTCTTCAAAGTTTAGTTTAACTTCAACTCCACCAAGTTCTTCTAGCGGATTAGTTGTTTCAGCATTTTGAGCTACCTCATGAATTTCAACTTCATTCATCTGCACTTCATCATTGTGTTCTTGATCAACCATTGGCTCTTGCTGTACTTCTGGATTCAGGATTTCTTCCATAGTGATGGACTCTCCATCTCCTCTAGTAATATCTCCATGCCTGTCAATGGTGTATACTTCATTTTCTGTTCTGATTTCATAGGCAAAGCTTGGAACACTTAGGTATTTAGGTTTGATGCCAAAGTGCTCGCCCAGTTGTTTGATCATTTTTTTTCGGTCCATTTTCATACCTCCTTCGTTTTGGTACTTACATATATCACTCTAAACACAGGATATAGCAAGTGATATATTTTTATTTTTGGAATTGGAAATTCTACCATTGAATTGGTAATTTCTTTCATATACCATAGTAGTAAGAACCTAGGAGGTGCAAATGAAATCAACAGGCATTGTTCGGAAAGTTGATCAGCTTGGCAGAATCGTCATCCCAAAAGAACTAAGAGACACTCTCAGCATCGACCAGAAATCACCACTTGAAATCTTCACCAGTGAGGATACCATCATCCTTGGCAAGTACGAGCCGCAGTGTGCAATCTGCGGTAATTCAAAAGGTACTCGTAAATTCAAGGAAAAGCTCATCTGCAATAATTGTATTGCCTATATCAAAGAAGCAGGCCGCTAAGCCTGCTTTTGATTTTTTCAGTTTTAAAGCTCAAGACCGGTGTAACGTGGGTAATCATACCCTTCCGTATTTACCAGAACCCTCTCTCCCGTGTCGATGTTCAGGACTCTGATGCACCTGATCTTACCATCTTGGTCCATCCCACCATCTTCATGTGAAATCCAAGGCTGATCTTTGAAGAAGTCCTGGGCAAAATTTCTGAACTCTGCATCCTTTAAAATCACTTCTCTCGTGATGGTGTATGGCTGCCCTTTCTTTCCCTCTTTGATGGCTTGGTGGGTGAGTTCTTTAAGCTCTACTAGGTCGCACACTTTTCTACCGAATAATGCTTTCATCACTTTTTCCCTCCCACTCTTTTGAAATATCCTGTTTCCAGAAATTCCTCCATCTCACCGAGGGTGTAGATAAGGCATTCATCATCGTTTTCTTCAATGGGTGCCAAGATAAAATCCCGATCCCATTTCCCAGCGATTTCGTAAACCTTACCGCTCCTGCTTTCAAACCTGTCTTTCTTCTGAGTCATCATTTCTTTGACCTCCTTGCTTTTAGTTTGCTTTTGGTACTACCATATATCACTCTAAAGCTACATAAATGCAAGTCTTATCTTGAGAAATGATGTATATTTTCTAAGGCTTACAGAAAACTCGGCGGGTACTTTTTAATGGCTTTTTCACTGATGGCCAGAGCATCTTCAATATATGCTTCGTCAAAACCGGCAGCCCTATAACCTTCTTTCACAGTCTCTAGATAACATCTACTTGGAAGGTTGAGATGGATCCTATCCAGAATCTTATCGGTCATGATGTACACCATGGCCGTGATGGATGTTCCATCTTCCAGGGTGACTTTCACATCTTCCTTTTCATAAAACCTCGGGTAGCCTTCGTAAAAATCCAGCGCCTTCTCATCTTCAGGCTCAAGTTCCCAAACCATCACAGGTACTTTTCCACCACGTTTTTTCTCAATCGTGCAGTAGGCGTTTTCCATCTGACCCTTAAATAGCAGACGGTATCCTTTTAGCACCCCTTTGCCATAGACCTTAGCTGTTGGGCACCTCAATGCCATTTGACCGAGATTGAGATTGGACCCATAGGCCACGTTAAGTCTTTTTTCCACTTTCATCATCAATCCATCCTTTCTTAAAGAGCGGTTTATCCCCTTCAGCTTCACCTGTGTGGGCTTATGTTTGACGAGGGGAACCCTTCTACCACCTTAAGAGCGGTTTCCCGCTCGGTGGGTTTGAAGGCGCCGCCTTTTTATCTATGCAGCTGTGCGAAATCTCCAGGCTGCGCTTCCATTCAGGTGCTTGCAAAGGTGCTCTCTGCAGTTCTTGAAATCCTCTCCGATAAAGCCGATTCGGTTAAGCCAGGTTCTCATGGAGAACTTTGGGTTTTCAATCTGTGGCTTCTTGCTGCTGGCGCTCTTTTGGGTCAAGGCCTGATGGTTCATCGCAAGGCTCAAGACAACGTAGCTCCTAATCTTTCCTGCGTGAAGGGTTCCGTTGAAACCCCTTAGTTCAACCGTTCCGCATCCGTTAAAAAGGCTGTGAAGGTTTAGAAAATGGTACCTACTTTCATGGTAGTGCCTTTCTCTTCTGTCGTTGTAGTCTTGGTACCAGATGTCTTCAATCTGCTTCATGGTAGTTGGCTTTTTCTTGTTCATCCTCTCCACAAGGCTTTGGTCCATCTTTTTGCAGTAGTGCATTCTTCGTCGCTCTATCTGAAGGGCATCGTATAAAAGGTCGTTCCTTGAGTAGATGATGTTCATGAAGTTTCTAATGGACCTTGGTGTGTGGTCTCTGCCATCCAGGTGGATGTGAATCCCGGTGCAGTTTTGCTGTTCTGAAAAAGCTCCGCCTTTCCTAAGTTTTCTTACCATCTCCTGAAGGTCTGCCATGTCCTTTTCGTAGGTTAAAATTGGGCTGACAAGCTCAACGCTGTATTCTTTTGAAGCTGAAACCTTCTGGCCGCCTACTTTCTTTTGAGTGGTTATGCTTCCGTCATACATCACTTTCCACTTTCGTCCATCCGGTGCTGTGATTCTAAAGGTTCCGCTGTAATCGTGAAGCTCCTCGAGGCTACCGCCTAAATGTTCTGCCACAATCTTCGCAGCTTTCTTTCTGGTAATTCCTGTTAATTCAATCTCGATGCCAAAGTTGCTCTTTAGAAAATCCTTGCTAGCCATGGTATCTTCTCCTTTCTCGTTTAGGTGTGTTTCTTTGGTCATGTACATTAACGCTCTAAACGAGAAAGATAGCAAGTTAAATGAGAGGGAAATATTGTATTCTATTCTTCGCTATGGACTTCTGCAGGTTTTTCAACTTCGCTGATATGAATTTTCTCACCCTCACGAAGTACATACACATCTTCATCCGTGTCGACCTGTTCGATGAACCTCTTCACAATCACAGCGGCATACTTGGGATCAATTTCTAGGGTGTAGGCGATCCGGTCAATCTGCTCGCAGGCGATAAGAGTTGATCCACTTCCTCCAAAGAGATCCATGACAATCCCATTAACCTGGGATGAGTTTTTAATGGGGTAGCAAAGAAGCGGCACCGGCTTCATTGTCGGATGTTCGCCATTCTTCCTTGGTTTATCATAGTCCCATACAGTGGTTTCAGATCTGCCGGTGAACCATTTATGCTTCCCACCTCTAAGCCATCCGAAGAGAATCGGTTCATGGATCCAGTTGTATGGACTTCTACCAAGAACCAGAGAGTTCTTCTTCCAGATACACACGCCGCTTAAGTGGAAGCCCGCTTCAATGAAAGCCTTTCTAAAATTAAGCCCTTCTGTATCCGCATGGAAAACATATATGGATCCACCGGGTGCTGTATGCTCTGCCATGTTCTTAAAGGCCGCAAGCAGGAAGCTATAGAAAGTATCGTTGTCTTGTTTATCGTTTTGGATCTTAAGACCACTGGCACTCTCGAAGTCCACATTGTAAGGCGGGTCTGTAAGAACTAGATTAGCCTTCTTACCGTCCATGAGCTTTTCTACATCTTCAGGCTTCGTTGCATCACCACAAAGCAGGCGATGTCTCCCAAGAAGCCATACATCTCCCGGTTTAACAAAGGCAGCTTCCTCCAATGCTTTGTTCACATCGTAATCATCATCTATTGCATCCTTATCATGGACCTGGCTAAAGAGGTCTTCAATCTCTGCAGCGTCAAATCCAGTAAGGGTAACATCGAAGTCCTGAGCCTCAAGATCCTTAATCAGATCGGCCAGAGCTTCAAATTCCCAATCACCGGTGACTTTGTTTAGAGCCACATTGAGTGCCTTTTCTCTTTCAGGGTTCATTTTAACAATGACGCATTCCACTTCTGTATGACCTTCTGCAACCAGCACCTTATATCGTTGATGTCCACCCACAATATTACCTGTCTCTTCATTCCAGATGATTGGCTCTACATATCCAAACTCTGTCATGGACCTTTTCAGCTTTTCATAAGCTGGGTCTCCGGGCTTCAAATCTTTTCTTGGGTTATATTCAGCTGGGTTGATATCCGCTACCGGAACTTTCCTTATAATCATGTCTTGATTCATCAGATTCCCTCCGTTTCTTGGCATTAAAAAAGCCCTAGCCCGGGGGCTATAGGCTAAAACTTACTAAATTTTATTGAAAAACACCTGTATTTCAAGGTTGTAATGGATTCACTTTGATTAGGCTTCTTGTTTATTCAAAGAACGCTACAACCCACTATTTATGCGATTTTATAGGAGATTACCTCTCTTAGAATAATGCGCATAAATTCTAGGATATACCCCCCTTACGATTTTCGCGATTTTTCACAAAAGACCCTGGCGCGTTGTCGTTTGAACGCTTCTGTAGAGATTCAGACCCCCTACCCCCTCATGGGTTTAGGATTATTTCCGAAGCCTCCATCTTCTTCAGCTGTCTTCTTGGAGTGACAACTTTTACACAGTGGCTGCCAGTTGTTTTTATTCCAGAAGAGCTTCCGGTCACCACCGTGTGGTTTGATGTGGTCCACCTCTGTTGCCGGAGTGAGTCTTCCTTCTCTCTCGCAGTGAACACACAGGGGATGCTTCTTAAGAAACTCCTTGCTGGCCTTTCTCCACTGATAGGTGTACATCTTTGCAGTCCTGTCGTTCTGGACCCTCGCCATCTCTTTCTTGTGCTTCTCACAATATCTATCATGGGTCAGCGATTGACACCCAGGATAGTTACAGATGCTCTTTGGTTTCCAGGGCATCAATCTCACCTCCCGTTTTTCTCTTAAAAAAAGGTATAGAAAAAGCTCCAGTTCATTAACCAGAGCCCTTGATCCAAGAATGCTGCGTTTCCTAAGAATCGAATCGATATAGCTTAGGCGTATGCTACAGCATATGGTGTTCTTGAATTTTTTTCTATACCTTTACACCATATACTATAGCACGGGTACCTACTGACATTCACTGACATTTACTGACACAATTTCATCCTTTCGAATTCTTTTAGTGCTTTTCCATGAATTCGATACACGGTTCTTGGATCATACCCCATGGAAGCTGCAATCTCATCCCACCCTTTTCCACTGAGATATCGAAGTTCAAGTAAGAGCTGTTGGTTGATATCATCCATCATGTTAATGGTATCTTGAATGTCTTTCTTGAGATCAACCAAGCGATCAATGTCAGCATTGATTTCATTTTCAAGGTCGATGACTTTCACCATGGTGCTTTCCATCTTACTCTTCTCAATATTCCCACCGCAGATTTTTTCTTTGGTAAAGCTCGATGTAACTTTCATGGCTAGGCTTTTAAGCGTTGCCAATTGCTCTAACTTACTATCAATCATCTGGTCCAGCCAGATTGCTTGAGATAAATATTCCTTTGCATTCATTAGCCCACCTCCACATCATCTAATAGACTCATCTTCCCTCCGTAATAAAGCTCCATGATATTTCTTCTGGTCGCAGGATCCAATGAGTTAATTGTTCTAAAAACCTTCTTCTGGTCTTCATCTGCTTGAGCCTTGGTCTTAAAGAATGGACAGCTATCCCCTTCACACTTCTTGACCTTTAAAGCCTTACACTTTCCGTTTCTATATGCAAAACAATGCTTCTCCATCATTTGCCCACACCTCCTGTTTCTTCACACTCATTTGTAAAATATCTGATGGGTATGTTCCATCTCTTTGCTCTGGCAATCTCCACACTCATCCCTGATGAGATTCTGTTCCCAAAGACCCAAAGCTCATGACACTTACTTAAGAGTATGAGTCCCATATCAATCCCCAGCTGTCGTTCTTCTGGATCATCCTCCTCAAGAAACTGTGGGTACATCAAATGCGGGATGATGGGTACTGCTTTCTCAGTCACAGCAAATCTTCCATACCTTCTTGCCCGTCTTGTGTTTCCTTCGATGTCACCGGCAAAGGGGCTGCAGATGAACACGATTTTCTTTTTCTTTCTTTGCTTCTCTTCTTTTTCAATATTGGTTAACGCTTCATAAACCGTCGGGTCATGATAGCCTTCAGCATTAAATTTATTTACACTCATTTCTTTATCCTCCATTTCTCAAGTTTTCTATTCTGGCTTTCACTGCTTCAATCAAAGCGTTCTGACCAGTGTCTTTATTATCAAGTGCCATCATTACTCTATGATCGATGGTGTCTTTGGCTAGTAAATGATGGATCACTACCGTTTGCTTCTGACCTTGCCGCCACAGTCTGGCATTGGCTTGCTGGTACAGTTCAAGACTCCAGGTGACACTAAACCAAATGATGGTGGACCCACCCTCTTGAAGATTGAGTCCATGCCCAGCTGATGCCGGATGGCAAAGGGCAATTTTCATCTCTCCCCGATTCCATCTGGCGATATCCTCCGAGGTGTTGATATCTCCTGCATCAAATCTCTCTTTGATTCGGTCACGCTCATGTCTGAATCCATAGTAGATCAGAACCGGTTTTCCATTGGCTGCTTCAACAAGATCCTCTAAAGCATCCAGCTTCCTGTCATGAATCTGGTGTACATCTCCATACTCGTCATAGACTGTTCCACCCGACATCTGAAGAAGCTTGTTTGATAGCACCGCAGCATTAGCAGCATCCACATCACTATCCTCGAGAGGAAGAAGCAGATCTCGTTCGAGCTTTCGGTAGAGCTTCATTTCCTTTTCTGAAAGCTCCACTTCTACTTTGTTAAAGATGATTTCTGGCATCTTCAGATACTCTAGAGCTTTCATACTGATGCAGATATCAGAAATCTTGTCGTAGATCTTATCCTCTGCATCATCGTTCAGCGCATAGTCCGTTGGTATGCCACCGTTCACATATTTCTGTGGGTGGAAGTATCTGCTGCGGTATCCACTGAAGGTTCTTCCAAGCCTCTCGCCACCATCAAGAAGGTAAATCTGACTCCAAATATCCAAGAGGCCATTGGGAGCCGGTGTTCCAGTCAGCCCTACAATCCTTTTGATTTTGTGTCTGACTTTCTTAAGTGCTCTGAACCTTTTGGCTGATGGTGATTTGAAACTGGAAAGTTCATCAATGATCACCATGTCAAAGGGCCATTCATTTTTATAAAACTCCACAAGCCACGGAACATTCTCTCTGTTAATGGTGTAGATATCCGCTTTCTTGTAAAGAGCCATAGTCCGGTCCTTTGCACTACCGAGAACCCTTGATACCCTTAAGTTCTTCAGATGCTTCCACTTCAGAACCTCATCTAGCCATGTGGTATTTGCCACTCGAAGCGGTGCAATCACTAGGACCTTGGATACTTCAAACCGATCATGCAGTAGGTCCACAAGAGCAGTCAACGTGATTACACTCTTACCAAGTCCCATATCCAAGAACAGACCTGCATAGGTTTTCTCCAAAATGAACTCAGTGCAGTGGGTCTGATATTCATGAGGGTGGTACGGTATCCTTGATTTAGGTAATACTACTTCCGGCAATCCCATCCACCACACCTCCTATGTCCTGAGGACTGTCTAGGCAATAAACCAAAAACCCTAGCCCTTCCAGCTCACCTTTTCGCTTTATCTGATTGGGTCTCATCTTCTTTCCTGGTGCCTTCACCTCAACAAATCCTACTCTGCCTCCGGGCAGAAGTACCAACCGGTCAGGCACTCCATTTATTCCAGGGGAGATAAACTTAAAAGCTCTCCCACCTCTTCTCTTCACTTCTTTTACGAGCATCAGCTCAAGTTCTTTTTCAGTCATGTCTTTCACCTCAATTTCTGTTGCCTTTCAAATTTCCGTCTCATGTTTCAAGCTCCACTACAAATTTCATAATTTCTGTTTGCACTTCATCTTTAAAAGCTGGTGGTCTAAAAAGGTGGTAGATAGTGCTTTAAAACTCTTACGCGCGTAGGTGGTCGAATTACTTATTATTCTTATAATCTTAAAACTTCAATATAGTTATCTACCACTTCTACCACTACCGTACTGAACACCTTGATTTTTCAAGGGTTTTCGTCGGTGGTAGATGTCGGTGGTATGAAGCTTTTTAGACTACCACTTACCACTTCTACACTTTCAACTTAAACCACTTAGTGATACCATCTACCACCAAAAAACTGTCTATCGACCACCTTTTTAATTGCCTATTTTTAATCGCCACCTTTTGAGTGACCCCTTTTTTAGACTTTTCCTGCTGCAGTTTACTCATTTTCAGAATCGGTTTCTTCTCCTTCATCTCTAACAAAGGCTCTTTGAGAATCATAAATCGGAAACTTGATATTGCCTCGCTTGTTTCCATCATATCGCTTCCAGCCACCAATCCTCATGAGAATCGCTTCAATTTCATAAGAGTCTGTTCTACGAATGGTATTTCTCTCCTTACCGAAGCACTCACACCAAATTTCAATGCAGCACACCTTATCTCTTCGATTGGATCCTTCGGGAATGGATTCACCAAACTCACTCTCACCAGCCAGGTAGCTGCGTCTTTCGTAAATGTCCATCTTTGGCCACTTATCTGGTAGCGGCTTTTCAAGGTACTGCTCCACCAAACCTTCACGGTCATCTGCTTCCATGGCATCACGCTGTTCTTCGTAGGCCATCTTTTCTTCATCACCAATAAGGATCAGCGGTTCACCTGCTTTATACTTTTCAAGGGCTTCTGCCCATATCTGATCGATGTCCGTCATCTCCCAGACCTTTTTCTTTCCGTGGTTTACTCTTACAGGCCAGAATCTTCTGTTTCCGGTGACGTCTCTCAAGAAACCGCTGGTACTGTTGGTGCTTCCGACAATAACACTCTGTCTCGGATGACTTTCAACATTGATGCCATAGCTTTGTCTGAACTTATCATCCGTTCTGGTAATGAATGATTTCACCGTCTCTACATCAATCTTTCGAAGGCCCGCAAGCTCACCTAGCTCAAGGATCCAATAGCCTTGAAGCTTTTCAGCTCCTGCTTTATCACGCATGTCCGATACGGTTAAACTGTCTGAGAACCACTTCCCACCAAGCTTTGCAAAGAAGGTGGATTTTCCGATGCCCTGTGGCCCATTGAGAACCAGAATATAATCAAACTTGATGCCTGGTTCATAGATACGAGCAACTGCTGCCACCAAGGTTTTTCTCATAATCGCCCTTGTGTACGGGTTATCCTCTGCTCCAAGATACTCGATAAGTAGCGAATCAAGTCTCTCAGTTCCGTCCCAAACTGGTAGTCCTTCCAGATAATCTTTGATAGGGTGAAACACTCGCTCCGATGCAGCGGTTAACAAGGCATCCTTAATCTTTGCTGGTGACCAGATGCCGTAGTGCTTATCGAAGTACATCTTGAGGTTGGCAAGGTCCGAGTCATTCCATCCTGGCTTGACCTGCTTCCAGGGAAGCTTGCCATTGACATCTAATAGATGGGTCATCTGGTTATAAGCCACACCTTTAAGTCTTGGATCGTTCCTGATGATTGTGAGGATGTTAGTAGGTGTATCTTTTACCGTTCCGTTTTTATTCAGTTCAAGTTGTAGCTGCCAGGTGAGATCCTCGTCTTCATCAATCTCTTCTGTTTCATCTTCCTCAGGTTCAAAGTCATCTTCTTCTCTTTCAAACTCCACTTTCATTTCCTCTTCACGCTCTTTTGCCAGCTGTTTTCTTACCTTTTCATCTGTTGTGCAAAATTCAAGCATGGCTTTTACAGATGGGAGTTGCTTCTTTTCATCTGCCCCTTCATCCAGTTCACCGAAGCGGTGAATCCTTACAAGGTCAAAGGCATTACACAGATGGCCACAGACAGGATCCGTCGCATGATGGGAGTAAGCATACTTTCCGCTGTAAATCACAACGCCAGCTGTGGAATCAGCCGGGATATAGTCATAACGCTCAGGCATGACACTTGGCTGGTAGACATCTGAGAGAAACGTTTCGATAGCCCCTTCAATGGTGTAGCTCCTACAAAAGGCTCCGATCAGCCCTTCCTTTCTGATGGGATCTGCTTGCTTTTTCATTAGTCTATCAATCAGTTTTGATTGTCTTGATGATACCGGCCACGTTGATGAGTCCTGCCAGTTGTCGTAAAGCTTTAGAATGCTGTCAGGATTTAGGAAGCTTCCTTTGATTTCTCTAAAGAAATATTCTCCATCACTGGATGTGCTTGGCCAGTACATGAGCCGATTGGGTTCGTATGTGGTATCATCGAAAAGCTCGATGCCGATTTCCTTTGCAATCCTTCTACTGATAGCTTGGTACTCATCGGCTGTCACTGTTCTTGATAATGGAATGGTGAGTCTGAGTCTAGGCTTCTCCGGTGTATGTTTATGGGTGGAGTAGATTACTGCTGCATAGCCATAGAGCATCTCCATGTTCTCAGCTATGGCCACTGCATCATCTGCATGATCCATATCAAGGCTTAGCATGGACCGATTAATAACACTGGATTTCGTTCTTCTTCCATCTTTGAGCTGACCAGCTACAAAGCCGCCCACATCTTTTACATTGTCCTGCTGGTACTTCTTCATTTTTCTGTATTCTTCTTGTGTCTCGCTTGTGACGGTAGTTTGGGAGAGCCTGTGTGCAAACTCCTCCCAGGACACCGTCTGTTCCTTCCAAACTTTATCTTTACGGCTGTTGCCTGTTGAAATAATAAATTTCATGGCGTCCTCCTTCTTACTTGATTCATAAGGTTTGTGTGCTCAATCCTTACTCGATACAGTCAGGGCAAATATCCAGCCATTCACCTTCAACCCTCTTGCTCTTCCAACCGATGTCTTCTCTGGCGTCTAAAGCATCTTGAAAACTCTCATATTTCTCATCAGCTTGAGCTCCGCATATGTCACAACTCAAAATGCACTTACCGTACTCTTTTGAAATCATCTATCTTTCCTCGCTTTCTATTCATTTCTCTTAAAGTGGCAATCGTTGTTAATCCTTCTGATATTATCCTCAAGTTTTCATTATCCTCAACTTTTTCATAAATCTTTAATTTACACTTTTTCCTCCTAGAAAGTTGAGGATAATATTATTGAGACGTGTTTCTCAAAAATATAAAAACAGGAGGAAAAAACTATGAAACTAACTTACGATGAAGGTATTATCTTAATTAAACAATGCTGGATTGATAACGGTCATGTCATTAACGTCGGAAAGATGGCTGCAATTAATTCCCTGCGACGACACCTTGAGCAAAACAATATTTCCTATAGTCATGATGAAGCCCTGCATTGGCTCAACTTGAATATAGAGTCCAGAGATAAGCAAACTTTCTTTAGAATGAGACGTGCTGTGTATGAATTTAATGATGTCATGACTCTTGGAAAAATCACTGGTGATTACAAGTATTATGAAACTTCTTTTGACCGTCTTCCAGAAAGCTGGCAGACAATACTGATTAAATATAAAGAAGATCTTTTAACCCGACTGAAGCACCGAGCAACCAGAGACCAAATCATTCACTGTACAAGCTTTGCAACTTTCCTTGTAAACAATGATATTTACGATCCTGTAGGAATTACAGTTCCAGTCATTTCCAAATACCATGAATATGCAGACTCTATAGGTGACAAATATATCTGTACCTACTCTGTCAGATACTTTCTGCAATTTTTAGCTAACCAAGGATTTATTCCTAAACATAGGCCTTTTGCACTTACTGCACCTGTACAAGCTAAAGCAGCTGGATTTGCGTTAAAAAACATCTCTATCGCAAGCATTTCTGAAACAAATGCCAAAGTGAGCGAATTCCGGTTATCACCTGAAACTTTTCTGGAGCGATGTCAAGATCTTATTAAGTCTCTTGAAGAAATCTACCATTTCGAGCCTAAAGCTCTTAGAAGCAATTACTTGGCTTATTTTCAAATGTTTTATATCGTTGCCAGTGAATTGAATCTTGACTACACCCCCGCCGTTGCTGATTACTGGCTGAAGTCAATGGATTCCTTTTCAAGTGATTTTCGTGTGGGTCCAATGCGATACCGTTGCTTTCATGTGCTAAAGAGCTTTATTGAGTGTGGGGATACTTTTCTTCAGAGTATTCCTCCGGTTATTGCACAACCTGGAATAGTAACATCTCTAGCGGTCTGGGGCAGAAATCTTCTTCAAGAGTTTGTTTCTGAAAAAGAAAAGGACGGATTATCTGCCAATACAATCAGCCGCCATAAGTCTGCCAGTATTTCTTTCTTGCTTTATTTGCAGAGCCAGGGACTTACTTCAATTTCAGAACTTACGCCACAGCTTGTTAAGGCTTACAACATTACAACAGCCCAAAAATCGTCCAATAAAAAGAATAATTATGCTTACTCAATTCGACAGTTCCTGCAATATTTGTTTGAGAAAAAATATACAGAACAGGATTTGGTCAGATCATTTCCATCACAACGTGGACAATCTCGTAAAATCGTAGAAATTCTTTCAAATGATGAAATTCAAAACATCTATACGTATCGTAACAATGCACGTACACCGTTGGAATTGCGTGACAGTGCAATGCTAATAATTGGACTTCTCATGGGACTACGAGGAATTGATGTAATTAATCTACGTTTTTCCAATATCGACTGGAAGCATCAGACAATAGCGATTACCCAGCAGAAAACATACCGTCCATTGATCCTTCCAATGCCTGTAGCAGTCGGAAACAGCATCTTTCAATACTTAAAATATGGAAGACCCAATAGTAACTCAGACTATATTTTCTTGTCTCAGCGCGCACCATATGGAAATGCAAATCGTTCAGCCTGTAATACTGCTATAGAAAGAGTTTTCAATGGTGAAAAGCATTCCTTCCATATCTTAAGAAGAACATTTGCAACGAGGTTATTATCAGCAGGCTTCGGGAGTGACACCATTAAGGATTCTCTTGGCCACTCTACTATTGATACAGTTAACCGATATCTCTCAGTCGATGAAGAAGGTATTCGATCATGCTGTCTTCCCCTTAAAAGGACGGTGAAATAGGATGAAAATACAACGCAACTATGACTTTTATAGCACTTTGGCTCCGGTCATCAAGGGCCTGATCGACGAAAAACGTGCATGTGGCTACTCATATGCATCAACTGAAAATGTATTGAAGGAACTTGACAATTTTTGCCTTAAGCATGATTTTACATCCTCCACAGTTACGAAAAAACTTGCAGATGCATGGTCCATGCAGCGTTCTACCGAAGGATTGAATGCCAGAAACATAAGAGTGAGCGTACTTCGCCAGCTTTCAAAATACCTGATTTCGCTTGGAACAGACGCATATATTCCAAAGTTATTTCAATCTAAAGAAATATCTGAAGCACACGTTTTTACTGGTGATGAGTTGCTGGCATTCTTTGAAAATCTTGACAATCTTGAACCTGTTAGGCAATCCTATGGAGTGAGGCTTCTCAATGAATGCAAAGTCCTTTTTAGGCTTTACTACTGCTGCGGGATGCGTCTTAATGAGCCTTTACAGCTCATATGGGAGTGCCTTGATTTACAAGCAGGAACTCTTCGCATCCTTCAATCCAAAGGTGACAAGGATCGTATTCTGTGGCTTACTGATGACATCATCGACATGCTAAAAAAATATCGTGCTTATATCCAGAACGAACGTCCTGACACAAATTGGGTTTTTCCTGGAACAAAGGAAGATAATCATCTGAGCGATGTTTCAGTAAGAGACTACTTTTTAAGAGCATGGACTGATACACCTTACTCCAGAAATAGCAATCCTCCAACAATCAAGTCATTTCGACATACATTTGTTGTTGACCGTCTAAATAGCTGGATGGAGGATGGTGAACATATTGAGACAAAGCTTCCATACCTTAGTAAGTTTTTAGGACATGCCAACATCCAGGAATCTCTTTATTACTATCATCAGGTAGCTGAAAGTTCCAAAATCATTCATGCCAAAGATAAAACATCAGGCTTAGTAATTCCGGAGGTGAACTTCAATGAAAAAAAAGATAACTGATACAAAAATTTTCTTCTCAATGACCCTGCAATATCTCGAGAATTATCTTCCCAAGCAGTTGGGGCGTAGTCCAGAAACTATACGTTCCTATAAAGATTCTCTGTCTGCGTTTAGAAAATATTTATTCAAAGTAAAGAATATTTCTATTTCAAAACTAACTTTTACTGACTGTACTCGTGAGTTGCTTCTAGAATATTGTGCCTACTTGAAAGAACATGGAAATTCTCCGGCCACCTGTAATGTACGGCTGGCAGCAATAAAGAATTATGTGCAGTATGCATCTGATAACGATGTGTCATTACAATCTATTGCTTTGCAGGTATCAAAAGTTCCTAGCATGAGGGTTCCAAAGAGGGAAAAGATTCTTCTCTCTAAAGAAGCCTTAAATGCTCTATTTTCAGAACCTAAGAATACAAAAATCGGTATTCGTGATCGCACAATCATGATTCTTCTCTATGATTCTGCAATCAGGGTCAGTGAACTGACAGGGCTTCATATCAACGATGTAAATCTTGACACTTTATCCATACATGTACATGGCAAAGGCAATAAGGAACGATCTGTGGCTATAACAGAAAAGACAGCAGAACATCTAAAGCTGTATAAATCAATTTACCATTCAGATACCAAAGACCCAGACCATGTATTGTTTTACACAATTATTAAAGGTAACACTGGTAGAATTTCTACTGGTACAGTTGAACGCATTGTCCAGAAATATGCAGATGCTGCAAGAAACTCCTGCCCAGACATGCCTGACAGGGTTTATCCTCATTTGCTTCGTGCAGAACGTGCTACACATTTGTATCAAGATGGTGTGGATTCAATTATGATTTCAAAAATTCTTGGACATTCCAGTGTTGAAACTACCAAAATTTACGCAATCCCATCCCTCGATCAAATGCGCGAGGCATTGAATAAGGTTAATATGCCAGCTGATGCTACAGAACAACCTTTGTGGGAAAGTGATGAAGAAGAACTGGCTCGTCTCTGTGGATTGAAATAGATTTTTTATCCTCAACATTTGCAGAAAAACATTTGGAATTTCAAAGAATTTTGTATTTGTTGAGGATAATGTAAACCTGATGATAATATAGAAAAGATTAGGTAAAACATCAGATTTCACCTCTTGCCGTGGCTACCAGGTAGGAGGTGTTTTTTTTATGAAGATAATTGAAGTAAAAGATGGCAGCCCGATCAAGGGTGAGACAGAACCAATGACAGAAGAACAGTTGCAGAGAGAGTATGACTTTTATATAGCAGAAAGCATTATCGGAATGCTCTATAAAGAAGGCAAGATTACAGAGGATGAACGACACAAAATATCTGCATTAAACAGACTGAAATTCTCACCAAAGCTAGCCGAGATTATGTCTTAAATCACTTGCTATTAGTGGCTTTTAGAGTGATATATGTAATGAAAGAAAGCGAGGTGAGACAATGAAAAAGATAACGAAAATCGATGAACTGACAAGATCACAGTTGTCGAAAAACAAGCTTCGAGTGGCCGCATATGCCAGGGTTTCAACAGATAGCGATGAACAGTTAGAAAGCCTTAAAGCTCAGCGGGAGCACTATGAAAACTACATCAAATCCAATCCAGAATGGGAGTTTGCAGGGCTTTATTATGACGAAGGGATTTCAGGGACGAAAAAGGAAAAACGACCTGAGCTTCTTCGCATGATTCGCGATTGTGAAAGTAATCGTGTTGATTTTATTATCACCAAATCTATAAGCCGGTTTGCACGTAATACCATGGATTGTTTAGAACTGGTAAGACAGCTCTTAAATATTGGTGTTTTCATTTATTTTGAAAAGGAAAATCTAAACACAGGTGATATGGAAGGTGAGTTAATGCTTTCTATTTTATCTGGGTTTGCGGCAGAAGAGTCCGCATCCATTTCACAGAATATGACATGGTCAATCAGCAAAAAATTTCAAAATGGCAGTTTCATTATTGGCAGTCCCCCTTATGGGTATGCCAATGTGAATAGTGAGATGGTCATCGTTCCAGAAGAAGCAGAAGTTGTTAAGCGCATTTTTTCAGAGTGCCTTTCAGGTAAAGGTGGAAGTGTGATTGCAAAGGGCCTTAACAGGGACAAGATTCCTGCAAGAAGAGGTAATCATTGGAGCACAGGAACAGTGATTGATATGCTCCGAAATGAAAAATACAAAGGGGATGCGCTTTTCCAAAAGACTTACACGGATAACAACTTCAATCGACGGCCTAATAAAGGTGAGAAAGACCAATTTTACTGCAAGAATCATCATGAGCCTATCGTCAGCAAAGAAGTGTTTTCTAAGGCACAAAAGCTGATCACACAAAGAGCGAAGAGTAAGGCTGTTAACAAAAAGGCTTATCAGAATAGATATGTATTAAGCGGTAAAATCATCTGTGGAGAGTGTGGGTCCACGTTTAGGAGAAAAACAAACTACTCTGCTGGCAGAAGTTATATTGCCTGGAGCTGCATAGGGCATATTGAAGACAAGAACAGCTGCTCCATGCTGTTCCTGCGTGATGGAGAGATAAAGGCAACCTTTGCCACCATGATGAATAAGCTTGCCTACAGCAGAAAGATTATCCTTGGGCCACTTTATGATGCTATAAGTAAAAACCAAGAAGAGTGCGACCTTGAAAGAATTGATGCTATCGATAAGCGAATGGAGCAATTGACCGAAGAGCGCAATACGCTTATTGGCCTTATGACAAAAGGGTTTCTTGAACCAGCACTTTTTAACAAGGAACGAAATGCACTGGATAGCGAAATAAAAAATCTAACCACTGAGAAGACAAACCTGGTCATGTCATTTACAAGTGGAACATCACAGGCTGATGAGGTAAAGGCGATTCTTGAGTATGTTTCAAAAGATAAGTTTGATGGCAATTATACGGACGAGGCATTTGAAAAGTATGTAGAAAACATCATTGTAAATTCAAGGGATGAACTAACATTTAAATTAAAATGTGGGCCTTCTCTTAAAGAAAGGGTGGTGAGGTAA